ACTTCCGACCGTTGGAAAACGGGCAATCAATGACGGTGTTGCCAAGTCAGCGCACAAGGAAATCCCCGTTACTGCGCCGATGTCTCTGTTTGAGACAATGAGCCAGGTTGACGAGGAAATTCTGCGATTGGCCGGTGCAAACGCAGCCGGTCTTCGTCAGCGCAAAGACGCTGCTTTTATCGAAGCGATGGCGCAGGCGGTTGCCGATGAAATCTTTTTCGGTTCTATCGGTGATGATGTGCTTGGCTTTAACGGCCTTGCGACCATGTTCAATTCCCTTTCAACCTATCCCAACGGTGATTCAAGCTGGTTTTATAATGTCATTACTGCCGGTGGAACGGGTGGGTGTACCTCTGCATGGATTGTCGAGTGGGGTCCTGAAAAGGCGCATTTGATTTATCCCAAGAATACGCAGGGCGGTATTGAAATCAACGACCTGGGGAAACAGTTGGTTTCCGGTGTAACGGCGTCAACTGAGTTTGTTGCTTATGTTACGCAGTTCAAGTGGAGATGCGGCTTGTTTGTGGCTGATGAACGCTGCGTACAACGACTGGCGAACATCGAGCGAACCGGAGCGTCGAACACCTGGGATGATGACAACATGATTGATCTTATTAATCGTCTCCCCGACATGGGCGAGAACCCCGCAACCCGGATTTATGTCAACCGGGCGATCAGAACTCAGATGGACATTCGGTTAAAGGACAAGAACAACGTCAATTACACCGCAATGGCAGATCCGTTTGGCATTCCGGTTATGCGGTTCAGGGGCATTCCTGTTCAGATTTGCGATGCCCTCAATACTGCGGAAGATGACGTAGCATAAATTTAACCGGCCATGAGGCCGTTTTAGGAGGATAAAATTATGGGTTACAGAGACTATAAATTTAAACTGAGTGCCGCTCAGGCTGTTACCGCAGATGCGAACAGTACTGATTATCTTGACACGGAACTTACCATTCCGGGTTGGGAAAAAGGAATGCCTGCGGCTGTTATCGTGAATGTTGAAGCGGTGACAATCGCTGCCACCGGGATCCAGTTTATCGTATGCCACAAAATCAGTGAGCCGACAATCGCAGATGCGAACCTTGTTGCCGTGACAGCATTGGCGGCGAACTTGACCAAGGGTAGCCAGATCGTCATTCCGCTACCACAAGGTATCCCGCTGTTGCGGTATGTGCGGTTGTATTACAACATAACCGGTGGGACCGAGAGCTACACTTTATCGGCGTACTTCACCCCTATGTTGGCCCCAATATAACCGGAGGATGAAATGGCGGTAAAATATGTATGTACGAAAAAATGCTTTCACAACCTGAAGCTGTACCGGATTGGCGATTACGCGGTTTTCCAAAACGCCAAAGACGGGCCTAACGACAAGAAGGGCAAGTTGATATACTTCGAGCCGGTAGAGGTTATTACAGCGGTTATTCCTGAAAAGAAATACGCTGTCGGCGTGAAAGTAAACAACCAAGAAGTATAACCGGAAGGGCGGGGTAAAATCTCGCCCTGTCCAAAGGGGGTCTCTTGGCTTACAGCGTCGTCGGCATCGTTAATATGGGTTTGTCCCGTATTGGCGTGAAAAGGATAGCCGCGCTTACTGAAAACTCAGAACAGGCCATAGCTGCAAACGCTGTTCTGGAATACATCAGAGACGAGGTTCTTGAGGCAAAGGATTGGCGGTTTGCTAAGACAAGGGTTGCTTTGGCGCAGAACGCAATAGCCCCGGTATACGGGTATGATTATGCCTACACCCTGCCGACTGATTTTCTAAGGCTATGCTTTAGGAAGGACGTTGACCCATCTTTTTATCCGTCCGGGGCTTATGCTACGGCGTGGACCGCCGATGAACTCACCATAAGGGCAAGGAACTATTATTACATTGTTGAAGCCCTTGCCGATGGAACCAAGTGTATTTTTACGGACTACGACAACACCGACTACGATCTTTACATCACCTATATTCGCAAAGTAACAGATCCGTCAAAATACAGCCCATCGTTTGTAAACTGTTTTGCCGATAGAATTGCTGCTGAATTAGCTACATATCTTACAGAGGGCAGGCAGAAGTTTGTTGATAGGATGACAATTTATAAAGATACCCTAAAGACTGCGGATGAAATTAATCGCTCCCTTGATTATGTGAATGAAACCGGAAACAACGACTGGCTGAAAGCGGGGAGATAAATGCCCAAGGCAACACCAATTATCGTATCGTTTAACGGTGGGGAAGTTTCGGGTCGCATAGACAGTCGTAGCGATATATCGAAGTACTACACTTCCTGCCGGACGCTTGAGAACTTTATCCCGCTGGTTGAGGGTGCGGCATTAAGGATGCCGGGAACTTATTTTGTTGTTGAGACTAAGGATTCGACCAAGTTTTCAAGGTCAGTCTCGTTTCATTTTTCGACTATTCAGGCGTATGTTTTAGAGTTTGGTGATTATTATGTCCGGTTTTACAAGGACGAAGGGCAGATAGTCCTCGCCTACGCTGCGTGGCTAACCGGACAGGCTTATACCATTGGTCTTTTAAGAACTAATGGGGGATCTTATTACCGATGCCTTATAGCCCATACTTCGGGAACATTCGCAACAGACCTTGCCGCTGGAAAGTGGGAAGCAGCAGGTGGTGCTACCGACCTTGCCTATGAAATCCCAACACTTTATGCCGAAGCCAGTCTTGGAGAGTTAAAATTTACACAGTCTGCCGATGTGCTTTATATTTTTCATCCGTCATATCCACCTAAGAAACTAACCCGGACAAGCCACACCGCATGGACATTTTCGGATCATGTTTCCAAGACCGGCGTTGAGATGGCAATCACCGGAATTTCTAAAGCGGCAGAGGCGGTTGTTACCTGTACGACAGTTCCAACGACCCTTGCAGCCGGGGATATTGTTTATATCAAAGACGTTGTTGGAATGGTCGAGGTTAATAATAGGTATTTTACAGCAGGAACGGTAGTAACCGGCGCGGGGGGAACGATTGTTCTTTCAGGTGAGGATTCCCAGGCGTACACAGTTTATGGTTCCGGCGGAACAGCGCAAGAAACCATCTATGGCACGACAGACAACAATCCGTCGTGTGGGACGTTCTTTGAACAAAGATTAGCTACCGGGGGAACCAATAACGAACCACAAACACTTCATTTAAGTGCAACAGCGGATTATGAAGATCATACACTTGATCCGACCTCTGACGATGCCGCTATTGAAATCACCATCGCTTCTGACAGGGTTGATAGAATCTACTGGCTGATGGGGTTTGAATTTCTTGTAGCTGGTTCCACCGGGGGAGTTTGGAGGATTGGAGCAACCACTTCTGGCGAACCGATTACCCAAACAAATATTACCGCCAAGAAACAAGTCAACCTGGGGTGTAAAAACATAGACCCTGAAATGGTTGTTGACTCTCTTTTATGGGTGTCACGGTCTGGAAGAACTGTTTCTCAGTTCGTTTATACGCTCGAAAAAGACAAGTATGTTGGCACAGACATGAACCGGATTTCCAAACACATTACTTTGGGAGCAACCGAGGTATTATCTGGAATAACCGATATGGACTTTCAACAGGAACCCCTTCCGATTTTATGGGGTGTCCGGGCCGACGGTCAGCTTTTAGGCATGACGTATGAAATCCAAGAAGAAGTATTCGCATGGTTCAGGGTTGTAACCGATGGACTGTTTGAGTCTATCGCGGTCATATCTAAAGACGACGAAGAAGATCAGGTTTGGGTTACAGTTAATAGGACAGGCGGAAGGTATATTGAATACTTTAAACCCATCGAGTTTTATTCACAGATTACAGATGCTTTCTTTGTTCATTCTGGACTGACATGGGATGGGGGCGTGGCGGCAACGGTAACGGTTATAACCAATGCCAATCCTTGCGTTGCAACCCTTGCGGCGGGGCATGGTTTGACCGGGGGTGAAAAGTTAAAGTTCAAGTTTACCGGGACGTGGCTGGACTCGCATACCGTAACGGCTCATTCTGTTGCTACAAACGCAATCACAATTTGGAACGAAGGCGACACAGCGGCGATAGACAGCACCCTTTTTGAAACATACGTTTATCCTGCGGATCAGAACGGAACAGCAGAGGTGGTTATAAAAGCCTTTGTTTCCGGGCTGGACCACCTTGAAGGGGAGTCTTTGGCGATACTGGTTGACGGTGCGGTTCATCCCAATACGTTAGTAGATACCGGAACGCTGACGCTTAATTATTACGGCAACAAGATTCATTTGGGGCTACCGTACACTTCTACTGTCGAGCCGATGAAGATTCACGCCGGGAGCCAGATTGGAACGGCGCGGGGAAAGAAACAGAAGATCAGTAAATTGACAGCTTGTTTTAATGATACGGTAGGCGGAAAG